AGTTTTCACTTGGTCTCCAGACTTCGCCACAACGACGTGAGACTTCGTTGGGTGATTAGGAGTGCGCTTGGGCTTGTTATAGCCTTCGACGCCAGCACGTTTTAAGCGTGAATCTGTTTTCAAGATTGGCTCCAATCGCCCGGCACTTAGGCCGGGCTTTCTTCACTCAGTGTGGGTACATGTCAAGGATCATGTCTTTGATTTGATTGTCCGAAGCATCTTCAGGCAATGGCAAAGAATATGAACCAATCAAAGTACCGATGGCGTTTTCAACTGAGGCAACTACATGCAAAACATCATCAGAGTAGGTCTTACTCTGGATTTTCACAGTAATCATGGTGCGGCGTATCCTTGTGCGTTGAAGTAAACAGCACCAGCACCCGAGGCAGTCAGTGTGACGACCTCGAGCAACGTGTTAGCAGTCCCTTTTAGCGGGTTGGGGAAAGTAAACAGCGTGCTTGGCAATCCTCCGGTCGGTATCTTAGTACGCCAAATGACAGTACCTGCCGCACCATCACGAATAGCCAATTCTGTAGCATTGGTAAGCGTTTCAGACATCACTTGAATGCTCGTGATGTAGTTCCGAATACCTGCACCGCCAGCCGTTTTGATCGTCACAGCCGTGGTCGTATTGACAATGCCCGATGCCGCAGCCGCGTAGAGCCACTCGCCTTCAGGGATGCTATATGGCTTTGTAACCGGGACACCAATCAGCGTACCAATTGCTTGCTGTTGACGTGCCGTGGTGCCAGCCGCCGGGTTAGCAGAAACACCAACAATCGAGGTCAAAACAGGGTTTGGGACCGTCGTTGCGTTATTGGCCGTGGTTCCTGCGACACCTGCTGAAGTGACTGTTGAAACAGTGGTAACGGTACCGCCCTGGATAGCTACAGGAACAGCAGCACCAAGATCACCAGCAGGACGGGCCAGCAACTCAACTCGCTCACGCTCATAGTCAAACACACGCAAGAACGAAACACGGAGGTCGGTGCGCTTGATGACGCCGCCACCGCAGTTTGTGGCTCCGAAATCAGCAGGCAGCGTCAGGCTTCCTGCGTATGGCAAGACGAGGGTAAGTGAAGTAGTTGCAGAGTTTGCAACCTTCCATGCCCCATCAACTCCAAGGGTGGCGCCAGTCGTGTTGTCACGAACTCCAACTAGATTTACCAAGTCGCCGATAGACAAGCCTGCCCAGTTTGTGTTACCCGTGACAGTCAATTGCCGAGTGCCATCAGCCAGCGTAACCAGTGTTGCAGCCTGAGCAACAACCGCATTCGCACCCAGCGCCGACATCAAGTTGCCGCCCTGAACCTTCGCAACATACCCGCCGTAGCTCGTCACGGTGCCAGCCGTACCGATGACAATTGTGAACGTCACCGAGTCAACAACCGAGGCCACTGCCGTTGCAGTCAGCAAGTTCGGGAATTCAGTGGCACCCTGCGCACGAATCCCGTAAACAACAACCGGATCGTTAGCGACCAATCCGTGGGGTCGGTCGGTCGTGATAGTTGCAGTCGTCGTACCAGTCTTAACCGCCGAGACAATCTGAGCGTTAGGAACGGTCAGCGATTTGTTGTTGGCGCAGCGAATCCTGACCTTGTATTCGGCACTAGGATCCGGACAAACTTGGGTTCTGAGCAAACGAGACGTAGTTTGTGCAACAGCGTCAACAGCTCCATCAGCCCATTGAGTACGGTCAGACTGAACGAACAAACGATACTCAGTCGTAGGCGCAAAAGCGTACTGGTATGCAACGTTCACCAACTGCACTGATGCTGTAGTGCTAATCGTTGTTGAATGGTTGCCTGCAATCGTTCCAGATGGCAAAGCATCGCCAGCTTCAGAACGGATATACATTGATGCATTTGTTACCGTTGCATTCTCAAAGATTTGAGAAATACCGTTTTGAGCACGACCGAGACGTTCACGGAAGTAGACAAATCCCTTGGCTCCGGCGGGATTGGTGATCGTCTGCGAAGGAATCGTGCCGCCAGGACCAGCAGTAGCAGTGAACTGCGTTGGGCTCGGTACCGTAGCGACAACCAATGCAGGATAGTTTGCTAGCAGGTTAGAGCAGTCACGAATGCCAATGCTTTTACCAACACTCAACCCATGAGGTGCAACAGTGTCAACTGTTAGCGTAGTAGTAGCTTGGCTGATTGAACTAATTGCAAGATCTGGAACATCAGGCAATGGGTCCTGCGTATCAATCATCTCGATTGAGAACTCTTGCCCAAGAGTTCTTTGAGACATGCTCAGTCCAATAGCAGCTTCAATCGGCAACGAAACTCGGCCAATTGACGTAATTGCAGTCTCAGTTCCAGCCGTTAGCGGATCTTTTGAGATGACAAGATATGAAGCAGCAGCCGCGTTGCCGTCAACATAGACAAGATCGCCAGAGGCTTTGCTCTCCGTCCACTTCCCACCGTTAACCGGATCGTAAGCCTCAAAAGCCTCACGAAATTTGTTGGTCATATTCTGAGAGATTGAAGTAATAACTTCAGAATATGTACCGTCCAACATATCGACATTGCGTCGTGCAACATCGTTATAACTCTTGATGATGTCAGCCATTCTCACTCCCCCGGAGAATTAAAGTTAAGAAATACGGTACCACGAATTCGTGGACTGTACGAAGCGCATTCTAAAAAATGCGTTTGCTGCGAGCGTTGTAGGCGCTCCGAATGCTGCAGTTGCGCCATTCAGTGCCAACGTGAACGTAGTGATGATCTGGGTCGTTGTGACCAGAATTTCAGTGCCGTTGGGCGTTGTCGTGTTCAGTGGCAACGTTACCGTCCCGGCTGCTAGCGTGCTGGTAGGTTGGATCAGAATCCATTGTGGGCCGGTAGGCGTAGGCACTGCAATGTTGAACCCGGTGCCAGGCGTATAAACGTTCGTGGCTACCGTAGGGCTTGCAAAAGTCTGCTCAAAGTAATCGAGCAGGGTACCGATAGAAACGCGCCGAGCATCGCCGTTGTTCGGACTGTAGACGGGCAATTGCTCACCCGATGAAATGCTGGACATCAACGGCAATTGATTGATCTGAGCCATATTTACCCCTCAATTGAATTCTAGTGGACCATCAGGGCCAACGGTAACAGGATCCACTGGTGGCCGAATGAATGGACCATCGTAAACGCGCCAGGGCTTGTTTCCAGCGCCAGACGGCAATGAACCTGGGAGCTGCTGCTGTGGTGGCACAGTGGCCCGCTGCAGCAGTACGTCATAGCCTTGCTTGGCCGATGCCTTTGTCTCGATTGCGACTTGCTTGCCGTAGCTCGGTGCGAGCCGGATGGCAAGGTTGAGAATCACGGCTTCATTCGCAGAATCAGGAACGTTTGACTCCTCGTCGAGATCGCTATCTTGAGGGCTGGATGGCAACGGATAGCCGAGGCGAATGCCCTTGCCGTTCCAGTCAGCCATCAACGCATCAAGACGACGCAGCGCCGATTGGAGCTGCTCAGGCTGCAGGTCAAACACGTATGACGCCAGCCCGATTTCTTCCAGTGCTGCAGTCACGAACTGGCGTTTTGTGTATCCCATCACTTGCCCCCGATGGCTTCTTCAATACGTTTCAATAACAGCGCGTCAGTAGTGCGCCCATCAAACTTGATCCCAAGCTCACGGGCTTTCAGTTCCAACTCCTCGCGCGTCACTGGCGAATCATCCACTGATTCCGTGGAATCGTCCACAGATTTTGATGGATTCAGGAATGCATCCACGGCCGTGACAAGGCTCTCGCTCCATCCATCGGCCAGCAGATGCTCAAGTTGTTTCGAGTCTTCAGCGACGGCAGAACTATATGTGGTGCCACTCGGCCCGAAATTGGCTCCTGGGCAACGATAGACAAAAACAGGGAACTCCATCACTTGCCTTTTTTGGACGGTGCCTTGCTAGGCTTGCCTGCCTTCGTCGCAGCAGTGCGAGCGGTAGACAGAGCAATCGCCACAGCTTGTTTTTGTGGCTTACCAGCCTTCATTTCCTTAGAAATGTTGGAGCTGATTGTCTTCTGGCTATAACCTTTTTTGAGCGGCATTTCACTTGCTCCAGTAAGAAGCCCGAGGATCGCTCCCCGGGCCAGGTTTACAGCTTAGGAAATACGATAAACAACAAACGTATCAGCAGCAGTCTTGCGCACGCGGAAGCGAGCTGCAGCGCCGGAGGTGCCAGCGGTAGCAGGTGCGCCAACGATGGTCACGTTAGTGTTAACGGTGATCGTAAGAGCAAAAGCAGCCAGGGTCACAACAGAGAAGTCGAAGCTATCACCAATTGCGAACTCGGAAGCCGCATCAAGAGCCGCGCCGGTTGGCAATTGAATGTTGCGGCCAGCGGTAGGCGTAGCAGTCACGATGCCGCTCAAAAGAGCGGCAGGAGTGAAGGCCATGGAACCGCCGTCAGCGATGTTGGTAGGATCGCCTTGGACTTGATTGTTAAGACGGCCTTGCTGCACCTGGGGAGACGTGCCAACTTCGAAATAAACTTGTTGGCTGCCAGTCGATTCAACAACGATGGTTGCGCCAGAGGCATATGGACCAAAAACGGTTTGGCCATTGCGCACCGTACCGATCAAGGTAGTTTGGTCGGGGTAGTTCGGGAATCCGATGGTACGGGAAACCTGAGCCTCGCCCTGAGTGAACACAGCGATAGATTCGCCAGATGGAATAGTGACGGTGGCTTCGCCATTCACTGCAACAAAGTTAGACATGATTTTCCTTTCTGAATTTTGAAAAGGCCGGGATGACCCGGCCCGTTATATCTTAGGTCTGCGAGAACATGATCACGCCGGACATCTCTGGCTGCTTGTTCACAACGCCGAACAGAGTATCCAGACGATACTTGGTCTTCATGGTGTTGATGTCGTATTGCTTCTGCATGACCAGTTCGATACCTTGGTCGGTGGAAGCACGCATCACAGCAGCGCCAGCGTCAGAAGGAACAGCATAGCGGCCAGGCAGGATCTCGAGCGAATCACGCTGCCAGAACGGGTTCACAAAGTTGCTGACAGTGTTCAGGAACACGATAGCAGCATTGGAAGCCGTGGTGGTTGCAACACAGTTCTGATACTGGACTTCAGCATCGGTGCCACCTTGAGCGGTAATCAGAGGGGGGCTGATGACCAGGGTGGTAGAGCTGGGCACAGAGATGACGCGGAAGGTCTTCAACTGGCCGGTATCGCCCTTGGTAATGTGGTGCACAGCGTTGATGCCAGCAATGGTGAACGCATCGCCAGCGGCGACGTTGGTCGTGCTGGAAATGGTGATCGTCTGGAAACGGTTATCAACGTTCGAGGTTTCACCAGTGGCAGCAACCGAGGTGGCCTTGGGAACGTAGTAATTGCCAGCAGAAACGCGGGTATCAACGGTCAGACCTGCACCGCCAGCGGCCGCAGCCTTGCGGTTAGCGTAGTCAAACTTATACGTTCCGAAGCTGGCCATCTCGCCGACGAATGCCTTGCGCAGTGCGCGATCACTGATCTCGTTACCGAAAGAGCGGGAAGCTTTCGAAAGGTCGTTAGCCATGCCGTTGTAATCACGGGTGGACAGAGCCAGGAAACGAT